GTCAGCGGCTCCACCAGCGTAAACAAATCTAAAAACAGATCCAGCTATAGGTGCAGGCAAAGTGTATGTATTATCTTGTGATCCATCTGGCACAAGTAAAATTCTACCACTATGAGTTGCATTTGTTAAAGTTACATCTCCATCAGATAAGCTAACTGGTGCACCACCAAGAGTTGTTACTTCTGTAATAGCTCCAGTTGTAGAATTTTTACTTACAGTTTTTAATGTACTTTCAGATCTTATTGGACCTGTAAATGTTGTATTACCCATGATAATCTCCTAAATTTAAGAATACAGTCTTTTAGGTCGTCGACTATACACGTCTGTATTCAAGTTGTTTGTATAGTAAATTTATTATAACCAAAAAAAAGGGGACTCGTAAGTCCCCCTACCCATTTGGTGTAAACTCATCATTACATGTTAGTACGATGGGATTTAATCCAAGTTACTACCTAAGCAGCACCTGGAGAGCCAAAGACACCTCTTGGATCTGAAAATCCAAATGAGTATCTTTCTCTTGCTTTAAACCTCACATTACCAGTATCGAAGTCACCTTCCATAGCAGTTTTGATTGGTGCTCTAACAAACTGTTTAAGTCCATTAGGTGCATCAGTCATAATGAAGAAAGCATCTGTGTCAGTTAAATAGTGATTAACTCTATAACCTTGTGGCATCATGCCCATTGAAGCCATAGCGTTAATGTCATTATCAGCTGTGCCGACACGTTGTGGTGATTTAAGAATCCTTTCCGCTGTGAACTGAAGTTCTTTTGGAATAATCAACTTAACACCTTGCAATGCAACTTTAAGACCTCTTTCATCAACAAATGCAGCAATATCAATTAGAGATTGCTCAATAGATGTTTCTGATAGGTCAGAAGCTGTTGACAGCTCGTTACGGAATGTACCTCCAATGGTAAGTGGATGGTCTGTAGCACAAAGCTCTTTTCCATCACCACCTGTGAAGCTACTGTTAAAAGCATTATTAAGAACGTTTGCAGCTTTCACTTGTTTAGTGTTAGCCATAGAACGTGCTAATGCTCTTGTGTAACGACCAGCTAGTCTGTCATACAAGTTATCTTCAATAGCTTCTTCTGTAATAGCAAAAGCCATTGCGATAGTCTCGTGTGTATATCTCGCTGTGTAAGATTCTTGTGCGTCGTCAAATGTCACACCTGCACCCTCACTTTTCACAGGAGCTGATCCGAAACCTGACAGCATAACTTCTTCTTCAAAGGCTCTATCAGAAGTCTCTGAATTAAAAATTTCAGCATGTTCGTTTTCGTATCGGTTGTACTCTAGTCCAAAAAGAGCGTTAAGCCCAGGCTCTAACTCTTTGACCAGTTGTGCTCTTGAAATAGCCATGAATTATCCTCCTTAAGCTAACCCAGCCCCTTTTTGGCCGAATATGTGGTTTTGAATGACTACAAGTACGTTTGTTGCATCTGAACTAACATCACTGTTGTCAGGGTCTCTTGAAATATCAATCGCCTTCAAAGGTAATGTAGCAGTAGTTGCTCCAGTGGTTACATCTAATTCAGCACCAGACAAGCCTGTTGTGGTACTTCCAGAAGAAGTATACACAATATCAAAGTTACCGAATAAATCAGCAACTGGAAAAGCAGCGTCTGCTTGAATTTCAAATATAGCCATTGGGTCATCTATAACAAATGCTTCAATATCAGAAGCGTTAGTACTTGCAGGATAATGATTGGAAAAAGTTTCTTTTCCACTGGTAGGGTCTGTAAAACGACAACCATTAAAAACACCTACGATTGGAACTGTACCGCCATCGGCATGTACTTCTACACCTCCACCTGTGACTTGGGCTACCATGTCACCTTTGAAGATAGATGTTCCGTAGTTCGCAGCTATTCTATAACGATTTTGCTCGTTTGTTGCAGGTCCACCAACTCGACCTACTAGACGCATACCAAATGCAGCATCTTGGTTTGCCATAATAATAACTCCATAAAATAGTTAAACAAATGTGGTTACATTAGCTAAAAAATTAAGACTTTCTGTTACCACCAAAAGTTACACGAGATTGTCTGTCGATATTTACAGGCATCTCAGGTCGTTGTTCCCTTAGTATATCTTGATCAACGGCTTTAACTTGGTCAACAGTCACATCTCTAAAGTACTGTTTGCGTTGCTCTACAATTTCTTCAGGTATCCTTGCCAACACAAGGCCACCAACTCCGATTAACCCACTGTATTTACCGTCATGAACTACTGGATAGTCATGGTCTCCGATTTCGTTTTGAATCTCTTCAGCTCTAACAAAATCCCAACCTTCTCTTAGTTTTTTAGACACATTACCTGTATCCATAAAACCAACACTTTCTACCCTAATCCATCTATGACAATACCCTTTTGGTGCAGGGGGTGCATCTAAACTTGATGGTGGAGCCCAAGGTTTTTTACGAGTTTCAACTCTTTCCTTAGAGCTGCGTGAGGTTCTTTTCTTTACATCATCTGTCATATCGTTACTCCTTCACGAATTTAGCGTATTCTTCTAGTGGCACCCCTAATTTTTTAGCTATCGCTACTTGTGAACGGGTGAGTTTCACGGTTTTGCGTCCTTGCTGTTTACGCCCCGCCGAGGCAACAGTTTGAACGGGTTTACTCTCATCTACTTTTTCTGTAGATCCAAACTTATGAGGAAAATATTCTCTAAGTCTGTTGTTAACTTCATTGTAGTAGTCATCTGACTCTGCGTCAAACCCCTCTTTAACTAAATCACCATGTATGCTAAAAGCTGCATTGGTCATTACTTCATCATTACCAAACCATGTGTTTTGTGCTGCCCACTCTTTAGCCTTTTCACTTGCCTCAGGTTGTGGTTCTTTAGTTTGCTCTGAGACTTTTGGTTCAGCTTTTTCAGTTTCAGCTTTATCGGTTTCTAGCTGTGATAAACGCATTTTAGCTTTTTCTTTTTCAACAGCTAATCTAGTTAGTTCATCGTTTGCCTCAACTATTTTTGCTGAATCATTCTCTTCAATCGCATCCTGGAGTTTAATTTTTACTTGCTCTCTTTGAGCATCAACTCTTGCATCAAATTCTTTAATATAATTTTCATCAGACGACAATGACAATGTTTTTTGATTATCGTATTTTTCTTGAAGACCCTTTGCATAATCTAAAGCCGCTTTTTCACGACGTTCTGCTTCTCGCATTTTACGGGTCAGTTTATCTATTCTTTTCTGTGTTTTTTCTGAAACATCTTGCAAATTATCGTCAGATTTTTTCTCAGTTGCTTTGGGTTCAGTTTCTTCAACAGATTCTGCTGGTTTATCCATGGGGTCAGTGTATCCTAAATCAACCTCACCAACTGCATCCTTAACTGGTTCTTCGACCGGCTCTTGTTTCGTTTCAATTTCAACATTTTCTTGTTGAACATCATCCAAATCTAATTCTACTTCCTGTTGTATATCAGACATATTTTACTCCTAAAATAGTGCGAGGATGTCCTCGGGTTTTTCAATCGTGCCAATAATTTCATCATCATTAATAATTCTGTGTTCACCAAACTTAGTCTTAAACCTAGCTCCCGCATATCTACCAATAACAACAAACTCTCCCTCTTTACACCAAGGCTTTGAGAATTTATTTTTGTCTTGATAACACATATCGCCCATTTTAACGACATAACCTACTACTGAGGTCATCTCAGATGTTTCTAAGGTTTGTTCTGATAAAGCAATACCACCGTCAGTCATTTCTGACATTTTCCACATTTTAATTAAAATACGATAACCAACGGGTTCTGGAAGTTTGTGTATTTCGTCAAGATAGTTTTTTGTAAGTTTAGATTTTTCTTTTTTTGGTGCATCACCTTGATCTGCAAGGTAATCTGGTTTGATAAGTTCTGACAAGTTTTACTCCTCTACTTTTTGCAGGTCTTTTAAATCCTGAAGCAACAGCTCCATGCCGTTGAGTTTTCCTTTAGCAAATGCTAAATTTTCTAAATCTTTGACATTATATACTATATGTTCTTTGGTATTGTCAATCTCTTTTTGAATTAATTGTTTAATAGCTTGTATCGTATCAATGTCATACATTATTTTAAACCTAGTTTAAAACTTAAATATAATAAAAATATTGTTAAAACTAATAAATTTATATTGTTGCTGACAAGTTCATGATGAGCTAACGCAAGGGTTGGAAAACAAAAAAATATAAATAACAATAAACATCGCATTACTTTACTCCTATAAATTTTTTACCTTTAACTTGAATATCTTTAACGCCTTGAATGTCGGATTTTGCACCCATTTCACGATAAGGGCAACCACCATTTTTTAAACCTTGTGGGTTGGGTCCTCGTTTAGGCGGCACTGTTTTGGTAAGACCGCCACTTTCATAATACTCTTTCTCAAATACACTTTTTTTATTTTTGAGAAGACCACTACTTCTTTTTGAAGAGCTTTGGCCTTTTGCCTCTGGGTCTCCATAAATTCTAAGTTTTTGTTTTTTTGTAAGTGGGTAAGATGGATTCTCAAAACCCTCCAATTCCGCAAGAGTAAATCTGGTTGGGTTTGCTTTTCTACCACTAGGTCTACGATAACCCTCAATTCCTCCCATAATCATATCTTTATTTTTCTCTAATACAGCTTTATCTTTTCTTCTTTTTTTACTATCACTATGATCTTTAAAAACTCTATATATATCTTTAATACCTCCAACTAATTCAAAAAGAGGACCGTCAGTTGTTTTTACATATTTACGCTTTTTTCTTTTTTTAATATCTTGTGCCATTACAATATTCTCCCTTTAGTTTTACCACGTATGGCAGCACCATCACCACGATTAACATTAATCATACCACCATTTTTTTTACTTTTTATATTTCTAGCCACTCCTATTTCTCTTGATAATTGTCTTGATATAGCATCTGCGTCCTTTTGACTACCAGCAACCCTATAATTACCTGTTTTCAATGCCTCTTTCATAGGATTTTTTATTTGCATAAGTCTAGTGCCTCTTTTTGTTTTTTTCATTTTAAGTGTTGGAACCACATAATGTTTGCCATCCGTTTCATAACTTCTAGTAAGTACAGTGTGTTTGCCTCTGAAAGTAGGAGTGGTTAAATCCATGGCTCTTTTTTCAAATTTTTTTAAATCTCTTTGTGCCATTATTTACCTCCAGTAACTTTTTTAGAAGCGATGTCTAATTTGGCATCGGCCACTCGAATACGCTCTTTAGCCTGTGCATTTGCATCATCACGCTCCATTTGCTCTAAGTTCATGCGTTCATAAAACTCAGTGGTTTTACGTTGCTCTTCTTGATTAAACTCTTCGCCTCGACGTTGCATATCCATGGCTCGTAAATCAAGTTCTTGTTGTTTCAATGCCACCAGTGGGTCAGGTTGAATCATGCCGGTTTCAGCTGTCACCAACTCTTCGGTCAACTCTTGAATACGGTCTGCCACCATAGACTCTAAAATTATCTGAAACTGTTCTGGTCGCTCTTGTTGTAAGGCCATCACGTTGTCTGGATTTTTTGTGTTTATCATCTCTAAGACTTGAGCCCTAGCTTTTAAACTTACATGCTCACTGACATGAGCTTGTAGTAAAGCATACACCATAGGATTTATTTGTACCATACGAGAACGCATAAATGCCACATGCGATAAAATGTGAGCATCATGATTCTGCGTAGCAAAAGCAGTAGGCACTTTCATTTGTAGAGCCTCCATGTTTTCTATCGCTGGGTCTTTTGGTCTTTTTTCTGGTTTTGGTTTTAGTATGGCATCTATGTTTTTTGTGCCCAAAGCCTCATAGACACGACGATATGCTTCGTGAACATTGTGCATTTTAGGGTTACTAATCGCTATTTGAAGCTGAGTTTGGGCCAAAGTTACTCTTTGTGCCATTGAAAATATATTTGGGTCTGCCACAGGTATCACATCTACCTCTGGAGAAAAGTCCATGACTTTTATCAAACGATTACCACCATACACGGCATATGGGTAAATTGGTGGCAAATAGGTGCCAAAAACATTGGCCAATAACCTAAATTCTTGACGCATACTGTAATAAAGTCGTTTATGTATCGCACTCATGACCCGTGAGCCACGTTCCATGAGGGCAACTGTGGTGCCCACGTTACGATTTTGCGTGTCATTGCCCACTTGCATGTCGGCTATTGCCGCAAAACGCTGTCCAGCTTGTACCACAAAGCCTAATAACTGAAAAAGTGTGCCAGATGGCTCTTTAAACGGTAAAATCTGGAATTGATCCTTAATATTTCCTCCAGGAGCGTCTACATCACGAAACTCGCCCGGTTGAAACGGTTGATCGTCGTCTCTGATTCGCATACCACGGCTCTTGAACCCTGCTGGTAGGTTTGAAAGCGTTCCTGCATCCAATAATTGACGCAAAGCAGCCGTTGCTGTCTTACTCAACCCACCAATCATGTGAATTAGACCAAAACCATAGAAACCAAGCCCTGGTAAAAACTTGTAATGCACAAAATACTGTCTTTTACGTTGTTTTTCGTCTTTCATATCGTAATTTCTGTACACTGACAGCACTTCCATCGAGCCTTCATCCACAGTAACCACGAAAGGCACCTTGACATTCTTCTCATCGTTGTCCATTTCGTATTCATCTAGGTCTAAATCGACGTGCATTTCCAAAATATTGAATTGATAGTCACCATCATCAGATCTTTGTAGCCCCTCTAATGAGTCATATTTCTCTTGCACCTCATCGTCATCCATGCGAGACGGTAAAATATCAACATCACGATAAAAACCTGCCTTTTGTTTTTTCAAAATGTCGTTTTCTGACATTTTTAACACATGAGTGATGCGTTCGCAGTCAGCTAAGTCAGTCGCATAGTATGGAACCACCAAATCTTCAGCAGGTACAAACTTACTTACAGCTCTTTCAATCATTTCATCGTAGTAAACTTTCTTAAAAGCACTACCAGCTAATGGCAAATAGAATAACAGCTGGTCAAACTCTGGAGTATACTCTTCCATTTTCTCCATAATCATATAATTCATAAATTCTTTGACTCGTTCTGCTTGTTTCTCCTTGTTTTCATCAAGTGCACCGACTACTTGAGTACGCACAGGTCCATCACTGGGTAGTAATTCTTTATAAGCCTGGCTTTGAAACTGAGTTACCGCTTCTGCTAATAAGGGATGCGTGACACTACTGGCACCTTGAAACGGTCTGCTTTCGTCACTGTATTTAAACCCTAATAGATCAAGTCCTGAAATGTATGCTTTTTCCCAATCACCTCGAGACTGTTTGTCTTTTTTGTAATCGGCTATGAGTTCCATGGCAAGTCTTTGTAAAACTCGTTCGTCCATGGTTTCTGCTAAATTTTGATAAAAGTCAATGGCCGCACTTTGTTCCTCGGTCATCTCTGGTCCTTGTTCCATGGACATGGCATCAGGGTCGGCTTCTACCTCAACCTCTGGAGCCTCAATGTTTTGCATGTTGTCAGGGGTTACTTCTTGTTCTTCTGGAATTAAATTTTTATCTTCTGCCATGGTTTACATACCCTAATAATAATTATATTCTTTGTGAACTGGTTCTTCATTGTCCACATAATCTGAGTATAGCTCAACAAAGTTCCCTTGTCTGTACCTTAGTATCGCTTGAGTGGTTGAATCCACATAATCGTCATACGCTCCGTTTGGAAAAGCCGCACATTCATCAATCACATCTTCGGCAAACTTTTCTCCTGATGGATACCACACCGCACCACTTTCAAAAACAGGTGCACAACTGTTTACTCTGGTGTGTTTGTCATTACCTCTGGTTGGCGTAAATGGCACCACGGGTATACCCATTCTTCTAAATTCTTGGGTGAGTGGTTCACCACTGGCTTTTTGCTCAATGATAATGGTTTCTGGTTCCCAATATTTATTGGCTTCTAAAGCCACGGCTTTGAGTTCTGGAAAGTCAAACTTACCCTTAATGGCATCCAGTAAAATGATATTTGGTGCCCCACCTTCTTCTGGAAAAAATACTCCCCAAGTCGTGATCGCAGAATAGTCTGCCGTTTCTTTTTTGGAAAACGCTGTGTCGTAACTTTGTATGACATGCATCAAGTTTGGAATACCACCGCCCTCCCATGGCATCCACCAATCTCGTTTTAAAATAGCTCCTTCTTCCGAAGTGGGGTTTTGCATGTATTGTGCTGACCAGTTTCGTATTGGAATACTGGCTTTAATTTTTTCAAGTTCATCCAGTTCCCAATACTCAGGCCACACTGGGTTCCCTGAGTCGAGAATCGCTGGAAAAGATACTTGTTTCCAAGTGTCAGCTTTGGGTTCCGTTTGAGCCTTCAAAAGTCTGCCTGTTAAATCGTCCTCAGCCCATCGGGTCATGACCACCAGAATTGAGCCTCCAGGTTGCAAACGCTGTCTAGGTCCAGAAGTGTACCACTCATAAGCACGTTCCATGGCACTGTCGGACATGGAATCTTGTTCCGTGTGTGGGTCGTCGATAATCAGTAAGTCCGCACCACGACCCGTGATCGATGCCCCAACACCCGCAGCATAGTATTCGCCACCTTGATTAGTTTCCCACCTACCTTTAGCTTTGGAGTCCTCACGCAGTTTCACGTCACCAAAGATTTGTTTGTACTCTGGTGAGTCAATGATGTTACGAACCTTAGCTCCGAACCTTGCTGCCAGTTCGGTGTTGTGAGATACCTGCATAATTTTTAATTTTGGATACTTGCCAATAATCCATGCGGGGTAGTAAACGGAAGCAAACTCTGATTTAGTATGTCTAGGGGGCATATTGATAATGAGCCTCCCTTTTCTTTGGTCAGCAATATCGGTAAATTCTTTTGCAATAATTTGATGATGTCCCCAGTCTTCTGGATTTTTGGCTTTTCTACAAACAAAATCGGGCCAGACTTCTTGCACAAAATATAAAAAATGATCTTGACAAAGTTTAATATGTTGAATCCAAAGCTTTTCAACTTCGAGCCTCATCTGTTCTGTGGTCATTAGTTCTGTCTTCATGAGCCTCCATTATAGTGATTACTAGAATTTTTTCCACCATACTGCGTGTGAGCAACTTGGTTTTTATGTGTGTATATAAAGTTCTAAGTTTTTTGCACTTTATAAAATATTTTTTATTTAGAAAGTATTTAGGATTGTATATTGAGCCTTCTAAATTCTGCACAAAAAAAACGCCCCATCGGTGGGGCGTAAAGTCTTAGCGTTATTAAAGCTATTTAATAAGGAAACTATAAACAATAGGTTTTGGTACTAGAAATTTATTGTATAGTTTTTGATGCTTGGATTTAAAAGTATTAACATCAAATTTTACTAGGTCATCACTAGACCTTGAAATAGTAATTTTAAGGTCAGGGAATGCTAGCTTGGTATCTTCTTCCCTTGCTCTACTTTTTAAATCTTCACCTACAGCGTTTAACTTTTCTTCAAGCTTAATTAGTTTTTTTATATCCTCACTATTTGCTTTCAGGTTTCTTATTTGCTTATTTATATTAAATGCTTTTCTCGCTATATCTTCGTTTGTAATTTTTTTGTCTGTCATTGTTACACCTCTTTATTATTAAGTTTAATTACTGCGAATTCAAAACCACGTTTAAAAACCCATGTTTCATTGTGATTTAAAAATTCATCATTTTGAGCTGATAGAATACCTCT